AATCCCGCTACTGGAGAATACATATTGTATTTATTCAGTACAGAGTTGTCCGAATCAATATCACTAGCGGCTGATTGTTTGGATATAATCGTTACAGCACGACTGACAAGGCGATTCTGCATACCGAGCTGACGAACAACTCCAGCAGTAAGAGCCGCTTGAGTCGCTGTTAGTTTGGATAAACGATAATCAGAGAACGGGAGACGAATAACTGGGTGAGCGTCTCTCCATCGGTTCATAGCATCATCTTGGAGATAAGTGATATAATCAGCACAGAATTTCAATTGTGTTTTATCAATTACAAACTCACCACCAGCTGCTTGTGCGTTTCCACGACAGACACGATCAAGACTAGTTTTAGACCAGAACAATTCAATAGTAAGTCCTTGGTCTATCATATAAAGTGGAAGTTGTGTAGTTTTCAAGAAGGGGAACAATTCAGCAAGGTCAATCTGATAGACTGGAGATTCAGCAATCGTTCCAGCATTCGTTCCGTCCATCTTGGAGAATGGGTGTTGAAAAAGTACTTGTGCTTCTTTTGGGCCGGCTGGATTGCCGAGATTTGCTGTGCGATATTCACGACCATTAGATAGACCATATCCTTGTGCGAGATTACCATCATTTACAACTTTAGCAGGGACGGCTGGTGGCCCGACTTGAGCGGGAACAAAACGCTGATTTCTGAATTCTTTGGCTAAACAACGACCCGATGTGTATTGTTCTCTTTCAATCATAGTTTCATTGGAAACCATAGCCGACTGAATAGAATAGAAATGTCCGAAATCTTGAATATCATTGATGACTTGACCGGATTTACGGACTTTGAGAACTGCACGATCTAGTACAGACGCAATACCAACATTCTGTGGAAGGAAAGTGTTAGTTGTTCCAGCTGCTGGAATAAGACCAACAAACAACTTGGAGTGAGAATGAAGGAAACCTTTTTGAGCGAGATTGAACGATGCGAAACCAGTTTGGGTCGCAGTTGCTTCTTGGAAGGTGGAAGATTCAAGAAGGTCAGTCTCTACTGACTGACTATAATCAGTGGGTACTTTACGGAGATCAATAAGATCGGGAACAACGGGTTGGGTAACCATACTCATATTTATACTACTTACAATATATAAATAATGAAAACAAAAAAAGAATTTATCTAAACATAGAAAATCAATTATACTTGACTATCTGTCTAAAGAGTTCTATATTCTCTAATACAATCAATACATTCAGTAATCTCAAATAGTTCATTATATACTAGCATAGATTATTTCAGAACTGAAAGAATATCAACACTCTTAACCAAACAACAAAATAGAATATACATAACAACCAACCAAGAAGTTTTATTTCTATATCTGTCATTTATTTCAGTACTGAAATTATTTTGATTTATAAGTTTTCAGATTGAATCTTCTTTTGTAATCTGATATAGATGCTTTGATTGTTGGTTTGTTCCATAGAATCCAGCGAGATAGACTACCAGCCGACATATAATCATTCCAATCTTCTCTATCTCTATGTCTATCTAGATATCTCTGTTTTCTCATGGGATCTTTATGGATTGTGAAATCAGAATAACCTTTTGCTCCAAATTGTGTGGTCTTTACTTTCTTACCACTATCATCATAGAATATAGCCTTATATTTCTTTGTCTTTGATGTACTTGGTTGTATCAATACTTTCATTTACTATAGACAATAGATTATTTCAGAACTGAAATATAAGTTGTAAATCTGAATCAAAAGTATATCTGATTGAGAATTGTTTTATAGATTGAGTTTATAAAATAGTTTCATTAAAATACTTCAGAACTGAAATCACCAGAACCATCCTTTGCTTTCCGGATTATCCACAATCACTTCCGAATCAGTATCAGTTTTTGTTTCACTTGGTTTATTCGGGTCGGTTCGCTCCATAATCTCTAAAAGCATCTGTTTTAGTTCTTTGGCTTCTAATGATAATTCTTTAACATCAGATAACAGTTCTTCCATAAGTGAAGAAAGGTCATCCAATCTCTTCGTCGCTATTTGTTGAAATGGATGGGTACGCTTCTTGGAAGACATTCTTATATTCTATCAGATATTATTTTGTAATCATTTTTTATCCATTTCTTCTTTCTCAAACTTCATTCTCATTTCTGTCAATAAATCTTTGATTATCCGTTCTTTCTCTATCTTATAAATTACTACCGACCGCTTACTACAACGAGCCAATGAACCATCGGGGTCTGTTATTTTAGTTGTGATACTTGATATGATTGTTGGTTTCGTGATTGTGTGTTGTACTGAACTGGGACTTGATATATAGAAATCCTTGACTGAATTGATTTTGTCTGAAATAGATACAAGTGGATATGAAACATTCCCATCTCCAAGAGCATTAATTGAATTTGAGATTATATCACTTCGTATTCCATAATAACCATTATTGAGTTGTACTGGGTAGTCATCGGCTACAATCTGAACTCCCACTTGTCCTTCTACGATTTCAGGTCTATATTTTAAATATGCATTTATATTCTTTTGATCGGTTAGATGATAAGCAAAGAATTGAAAAGGGTGTAATATCTTACCATCATATCGTGGATTACCAAACTTGGATTGATTCCAACCTTTAGTATCTCTCATATCTACTTCGGCATTTGTAGTCAATATATTTGTTTTTTCTATTACACTTGATATGCGAGTATTTCTATCTGATTTTTCTACACCACTATTGAATTGAGTATATGAGAAACCGAGACGACCCCAAAATCCTTCTTCCCAACTATCTTCATCAAAACCAAAATCTTCTATGAATATACCGGTTGTTCCATCATAAATAGTGTTTTCTTCTAGATTTCTATTCATTCTTATGTATACTTCGGATTGTTTGTCTGCGGCTTGATCTTTATGAACATAATCCATTCTTACAGCTTCTTCATATGGATATTGTACTGGCGACCAATTATCATATTTCTGTGATGGATTAATCTTATAAACCAAGTTTGAAGCATCTATATCTGGATCTTCATTTACATCATTTAAATCTCCTTTATTCAGTGGTGTATGTAAACCATCAAATACAAAATGGTTTCCATCAAAGAGTAACTGTGGATTATCTGCTCCAAGATATTGTTTCGCCAAATATTTTTGAATGTTTCCAGATTCTTTATTATTGTCGGTTTGATATTGATATACACTATATGGTGTTGTTGCAGATTCAGAAGTAGCCACATCTGGAATTGTCATTCCGTATTGAGTTAATGTTCCATTAAAATTGCCCGGTGCGTGATTACCCGTATTTGGATATGGATTTACAAAACTATCTTGTGGAATACCAGTTGTTAAATTAATTACAGCATTACCCCACGCATTAAAATGTCTATCAAACCCAATCTTATTAAACTCTTCAAAAACTAATTCACCCGAAGTATTTGTATGAGTGAATGTTCTGGGTGGTAATCCAATATTACGAGTGGGCGTACCATCAGCTAGATTTGTCAATGCTCCTTGTAACATACATGGGAATATCATTATAAAGTTAGTTGTTGGATCAACTCCAAAACAACCATAAGTCAATTTGGGTTTCGGTGTTTTAGTTATATCAAACGGAGTCCAATTAGCAAAGTTCCCACCCAAATCAGAGCCATATGGTCTTTCAAAGTATGTATCCTTATAATCTGGATCATATTTGAAAAAGAATGGATTAGAAACTAATCTGTCAGTGTTTTCACGAGAATATTGTGTGTTGTCAGTTGGATCAACACCACGCCAATCATATCCAGAATTACCCAGCTGAATTAGATTTGTGAATACAGCTTTTCTAAATGGATCGTCATAAAACCCATTTCTATAATCGTCTCCGACTAAATTATTGTATTTCTTTATTTCTTGTGAGTTGATATGTAAGTATCTAGCATTATTGATATTTATATATGAAGTGTTATTCGCACTCATATAGACATTATCACTTGCACCTTGACTTCCAGCTGGTATATCACGAATCATAAATCTTATATTTTCTTCACTAAATAGTTCAGGATACAATCCTTGAGTGTCTATAAACTTCTTTAATTTCAAAAGATTTTCTTGATTATATGGTAATATAATCGGTATACCAAATGATTTGGAATAGTCTAAATCAATATCTCTTTCGGGTCTTGGTGTTGCAATACCCAAACCAAGCCCAAATATATCATTTAACTCTGAACCAGCTTCATAGATTTCGGGTCTCTTTACACCGATATATTGATATGTTCTATAATAATCAACTATCTCTTCTGCGTGAGTTGTATTATCTGATTCATATATATAACCTTCTCCATCAAATACACGATTCACTAATGCCGGGCCGGTTGTACCCACTGGATCTCCTTGTTGTGCTGGTGGATTGAAATTGGATATACTCTTATCATATTTATCTCTTGTTTGATAATAGTCATTACTAGAATTAAATGGTTTGTATGTTTTTGATTGATATGTTTTACTTGTTTTTTGTCTTATAACTGCTACATCATTATCAGTTGATTCCCAAATCGCTGTATATGTTTCATCGGGTAATTCTTCACTTTGTTGAAGTTGTCTTGAAACTTCTTCTGCTACATAGTTAGAACTACTGAAACCCGGATCAACTTCCAAGTCTATCTTCTCACGGAGTATTTTATAATCAAAATACTCGGGATCTTTTGCGTGGGGTGGTGGGAAATTATCGTCCCAATCAGCAGGTAAGTTTTCGGGGACTTCAAGTATAGTATTTGTTCTACACATAATCGTATATCTTGAATTATCATTCTTTAACTTCCACTGATGAACTCTTCCTTGTCTAAATATTGTTTCATCATTTTCAAGTGTTTCTAAATCTCCAAAATAATCATCTTGAACTAATCCCCATTTTTGATGATTATAAAAGAAGTTTATATTCCCCCCAACATCAAAATAACTTGTGGGGGCTGGTTCTGAATGAGTTCGTCCAGACACAACACTATCACGACGAAAGAATCTATTCACTAAACCATCAAGATATATAAATCGTCTTGGTAGATGATAATATGATAAACAATCCATATTTTTGTAATAGTTGATGATTATGGATGCTTTGTTATCATGTAAATCAAGTTTTTCTTCATTGGTCGTTAGTTGTTGTCTATATACAATATCTTTGAAATCGTCCATACTTGTTTTAAAGTAACTAGTATCTGATATAGTTGTATATTTTAAAGTTTTCTGTTTATCAAGTTTTACCCCTTTAAACTCAACTGAATCGGGAGTTGCAGAACCCCTTTCAGAAACGAATGAATTATAAACAGAAACTCTATCACCCGGATTTAATTGGATCGTATTATTAAAATCATTCGTCCAAGTAGAGTTCAAGCCATCATCCGATTTTGTTTTGGCTGATTCTCGGTCACAAGTAATCAAAAGGGTTTCCGTATAAGGTTCGGTCATTATATACATTAGAGAATATTATAATTTCAAGTGTTTATCTCAAGGATTTTTGATGGTGCGTTTTTTTACTAAAATAATAATCTATGTTAAGGTATAATGAAACATAAAGCAGATTTGAAAAGAGATTTGAAAATCGGTGAAATCGGTGAAAAGAAGGTACATCCATTCTTGAAATCCAAGTTTAAACAAACCATTGTGAATAACAACGATCAAAATAAGTTTGCTAATTTTGATTTCAGAAATGAACCAGCTGATGTTTGGATAGAACATAAAGAACGATACAGATATAAATCCAATTTAAATACATATTACTTTGATGAAGTCAAATTGAATCGTTTTAAACAACTTAAAGAAGAGAACCCAAATGTTCGGGGATTTATAGTTTGGACTTTTCAAGATTGTAGAAAGATATGGGAAGTTGATTTAGATGATACACACGAAGATGGAGAAACTATTAAGTGGTACGCAGAACATCAATATAGAGATTTCGGTAAAGGCTACAAACAACATCGTGAAGTCATCAATGTGTTTGCCGATGAAACCATGAAGTTTGATGATTTTGAATTCAACTAAATGTAATAAGAAATGAACCGGATTCTATCTTTATTTGTTGGTCTTTCATTTTGTATTTCCTTTTCTTATCTAATTCTAGTTTTTTCTTATGTGAAATATAAGGAGTAATCTTTGTTTTGTTTCCGTGTTGTTTGTTCCAACAATCAACAGCCTTACGAACAGACAGTATATCCCCATATTTCGCTATATAGTACAAGTCATCAATGATTTGTTGTTCTGTTTCATAATCACTATATCTCAAATTATAATCATTTGTTCCATAGTGCAATATCTTCTTGGATAGAAATATAATCTTGTCCTTCTCTTTACTAGTTAATCGTTTGTTTGGATTTTCAGATGTGAGATACAGTCTTAAATCCATCAATACTTCAAATTTATAATGATTGGTTGGAAATGAATAACTATTAGATTCCTTAAAGAAACTATAAATTTTAGTTTGGATGTCGTGTTTGGTGTCATCCTTTGAATAGACTATCGGGAGTTTAAGATCGCTACAAATATCAATCAAGTCATTTTTCGTAAATGATTTGTGAATAGTAAAAGACATATATATATAAGTAAAAGAAAAAAAATTAGAGTGATTTGATGTATCGCTTGTGTTTAGCGATATTGTCGTGGAGTTGTGCTATGTATTCGGCTTCATTCTCTTTTCTCCAGTTTGTGAGTCTCTTTTCTTCTAATCCGGGTTCAGCCTTATCTACAACTTCTTTGAGTGTTTGTATAACTTCATCATTCGTATAAGCCCGTTTGATGATTCCGTTTGTACTTGGATGTCTGATTTCTACAAGGGGAAGTTTGGATTCTATTTTATCAAACACTTTGTCAATCTTATTGGATAGTTTCTGTTCTGAATATTCATCCAACTCATCAAACAAATCTTCATTTTGCTCTACAATCAATTCTTCATATTCTTCTAGATATGAACCAACAAGGTTCTTTACTTTCTTGGTGATGTCCCTTTGTGATGATAGTAGTTTATCAAATGTATTTGTTTTACGGATGGATGTAGCCCATTCATTAATCTTGGGTACAAAATCATCTACAAGTTTCTTATAGTTGATTTCAACATCTTCAGCTGTTTCTGATTTGGGAACAACCCCCTTTTCAATTCTTTCTTCCATAGATAAATTCATAGTTTGTTGTTCTTGCATTGATTCTTGTTCTTGTTCCTTTCGCCCCGAAGCAAACATCATCAAGTTATACATGGTTAAATCAGAACCCTTGAGTTCTTTGGGATCTTTCTTCATTCGTTTATTCCACCGACACTTTTGTACGGATAGTTGTTTCTTATCGTTTCCATAGTATTGTTCTAGAAATTGGTTCATCGTAATTTCAAGTTGAGCGTTCATCGTTCTATACTTTAACATAGATAATAAATCTTTAAACCAATTTCAGATCTGAAATCTTGGATTAAAACTTGAAAATTAAAATCTTTGTTAGAGTATAATGTCAATATTATTGAATGGAGATTGTTTAGAACAATTAAAAGAAGTTGATGATGATTCAGTTGATTTGATCTTCTGTGATTTACCTTACGGACAAACATCTTGTAAATGGGATATTAAGATTGATATGGTACAATTATGGAAAGAAATCATGAGAGTTAAGAAATTACACACACCCATCTTTTTTACAACAACCACAAAGTTCGGTGTAGATTTAATTACATCCGCCCCCAAGAAATGTCCGTTTCGTTATGATTTAGTCTGGGTGAAATCTGCTCCCGCTGGATTTTTATCAGCAAAGAAGATGCCGATGAGAAAACACGAAATGGTTTATGTATTCTATGAAAAATTACCTTTGTATGATTTATCTAGTCATAAGCATAAGTTTATTAAAGAAGTTCCCACAAAGAGAGCGGGTAAAGATGGTGTTGATAATAAAGGTATGATTAAGAATAGATGTAAGAGTGGAATGGAAACAATTACTAAATACAATCCACCCTTACCGAATAGTATGCTAGAGATTAAATCAACAAGGGGGAAACATTCCACAGAGAAGCCAGTAGCCTTAATGGAATGGTTATTAAAATATTATAGTAAAGAAGGCGATGTTGTACTTGATCCGACGATGGGTTCAGGATCAACTGGAATCGCTTGTAAAAATATGAATAGAAACTTCATCGGGATTGAAAAAGACCCAGAAATCTATGAAGTAGCCTTTAATCGTATTCATGACAACGAATAGAATCCGGTTTGATCCACCGAATAAGTAAATGTTTCTTTAACACTATCATCTATCTCTTCACTTGAACTTTCAGAAGTGAAATCTTCTTCGGATACTTCACCATCATATAAATGACTTACATATTCATAGAGTTCTTTAACAAATTTATATGTGTCCTTATCAATCTTTTCGGGTAAATGTTCTTCTACAAATTGGATGACGGGATCGTAATTTTGACTCATTATACTTTAACATAGATTTTTATTTTGGTGGATTGAGCCTTGTGATTTGGATATTCTGCTTGTACTTATAATTCGCCCACTTCTTATCCGGTTTCCGTCCAATATGAATATTAGATACAATGTGATATGATATACCCAGTTCTTCGGCTATATCCTTCAACGATTGATAATTGTTCTGATGAATCACTTGATCTCCCATCGTAATCTTACAATTATAAATACAAGTCTTGGATTTCATTCTATACTTTACACAACATAATATTTTAAGTAATTAAACGATATTTCAGAACTGAAATATTTTAGTAGATAATTTTAAAAAAGTGTTTGTAGAATTGAATTTTGTTTTATAGAATAGTTTTGTGAGTTTTACAAATAAATACTTCAGAACTGAAATCTCGTTAAAATACTTAAAATAAATTATTGGTATAGATTATAATGAGACAAACTAAAATGTCAGATAAAGAATATTGGATGAATATGGACGACAATGATATTTATCCAAGTTATTGCAAACACAACAATCCAATATACTATCAAGCCTTTTGTCCGGGCTGTAGAATTGAGCGTGAAAATCAAATGAATCAGAAGTACCAAGAATACTTGAATCGTAAAGGTTCATTTAATCCTTACACACTATTATTTGAAAAAGATGATGAACCCGAAGAATCACCCAAAGAGTTTGCGAATCTCAAGCGGTCTAATTCAAAAGAAGAGTTGAAAAAAGAATATTTCAAATTAGCACGAAAACATCATCCAGACAAAAACGGTAATGAAGAAATCTTCAAGAAATTACAAAATTTATATGAAAAACTTAAACAACAATTCAATATTTAGTACTAGCCTTCTTTCTATTTCCCGATGATTGTTTCATGTTCTTGATCTTGGGTTTTGATTTCTTTTTTGATTTCTTTGTTTCTTTGGTTTCAAACACATCTTTCTGTTTGTAGTTATTGCTAGTTTTCGGGGGAATCTTCACTGGTTCATCAAATCTATCCATGTTATATTTATTAAAATATATTATTTTTTTTTGTATTAATAATTTTAATATTTCTAACAATATAAATGTCGTTAGTTATTCTCTCCAATGATGCGAAAGAGCAAACGGATATTGTCTCAACGGTACAGAGTATTTACAAGCCTTGGTCGTTTCGTAATTCTTTGTCTTCAACTATGGAAATCCCAGCCAACGCACAGATTGCTCTAACGAGTGCGAAAATTTCACTTGACGGACAAATCAGTATGGATGCGGGTGAGAAGATTTTATATGTCTATATCGGTAAATGGTTAGACCCAGATCAAGACTTGGATGCTTCTAATTCTTATCCAATCAAGGTTAAACTCTATGAAGATGAACCGGGTGTTGTTAGAACCGATACAGAAGGTTTAGCCGCAGAATTAGAAAAAGCATTAAATAGATTTGTATGTCACCCCCATTATGCAAAACGATGTGCTGTAAGTGTGAATAGAAACAATACAACGGGTGAGTTTGAAGGGTACAAGATTGAAATGAAACAAATTGATACAGAACAAGAACTCATCCCATCAGCTAATGGTGCCGCAAGTATGATCGCCGAATCTACAGACTCTCTATTAATCAGTGCCCGAAATACTCCAATTAATAGATCATATACAATCACTACATCAGCACGAAACGATGTTATTTTGACACCACAAGTATTTCGTAATAATATACAAGGAACAACATTCAATATGACAACAGCTACACCCCCCGCTTGTTTAACAAAGGGTAAAATAGAGTTTGATCTACAAAAATGTATTGGTAATGTTCCAGCTGGGGGAGATCTCAATGTTGATTTCGTTTGTGGATTATCAAGATTTACCGAAGAACACCAAAGAATCAATCAGCGATATGTCGGGCCGAATTATTTTGCGTGGAATGATTCATCAGAAACAGAAAACACAGCGAATTGGTTGAGAATATTTGCTGATTTTGCCCTTGTAAATACGAATGGTGTATTGAGATTGTATGATACTTCAACAAATGGGGATGCGGCTCGTGCGGGAGTTAATGGTGCGACAAGAAGAAGATCACGATGGAGAGAAATTGATTACACCCAAGCGGGTACATCCCCAGCACCATTTAATCAGTTGTATAATACAACAGCAAACGCAAGACGATTACAGACAGCCAGATTCACATTAGATGGAGAACGAGTCAAGATAGAAATGTTAGATGGTGCAAATCCACCAGTTGCTTATACTTTATATGAATATAGCCAAACAAGACCCGGTGGAGCCGCAAGATTGGCGGATGAAATAATGAAACCCATAGATCAAGGTTGTGAAGCGATGATGCCTGTGATGGGTATTTACAATTATGATGTTCGGGGTGGTGGAAATGCGGCTACGGATTACGCTATTGCCTTAAGTAAATATGATGCCGTCAATATAACGGATCTTCCGGGCGTACAATATACAACTGAACTACCCGTATATGAAGCCGATCCAGATAGAACAATTATCCCTTGGTTTAATTTAGTAGCACAAACCAATCCAGATAGATTCAGTAGTATAATAGAAGAAATTGAAAACAGATTTGAGAGACGGGAAGTATTGTTTGGAGATACAACCGCACAAGATCAATTTCAGAAATGTTGGAAACCAGTAATCATTACAAGTTCATCGGATCAATATTACCATTCACAAGGAGCAAATACTATGCGATTACTTGGTTTTAGTGGAATCAATGGTATAGCAACGGGTGATGCTATATGGAGTGATGATGGAGAAACGAACGATCAATTTGTGTATTCATTAGTATCTAGTGAAATCCCAGTAGCCTTATCATCAAAATCTATCTTTGTCAGAGTAGATAATTTCAATCAAACCAGTACCAATGCGGCTAATGGTAATAAGTCTGGTATAATCGCTCACTTACCAAGATTTGACGGACAACAACAAACCGGTAGATTGTTCTTTGAACCCAAGAATCTAATATACCTTGATCTCAATAACCCAGCACCCATGAAAATTAATTCCTTTGATATATCGTTTGTATATAGTGATGAGACATATTGTAGTTCTCTTGTGGGTTCATCTATAGTAACTCTTCATATAAGAGAAAAGGGTACAACCAATTAACTAATTATAGAATCATAATTTCATTTTTAACTGTTTTTGACAATCATTTGACTATTTTTTTGACAATTTATAGTCAAAATTAAAATCTTTACAAGAAATATAATGAATAGTCTATTGAATATGAAGATTGTCAATGATAAGCCAGAGATTTCCCAAAGGGTCGGTCGCGGAGCGACACTTTCAGAACTGAAGGAGAAGATAGTTGTGAATGAAGAAACCCTTGAAGAAGACCCAAACTTTGTTTATGAAGAAGATGACTCCGAAGGTGCAAATATCAAAGAAGTTATTTCAGAACTGAAATCAGAAGAACCCAAAAATAAATCCTTATTGAATGTTGTTAAGAAACCACCCATAGTGAAAGAAGCCATATTTGATGAGACACCCAAGAAGAAGAAATGGAGTGAAGAGAAGAAAAAGAAAGAACCAGAAACTAACTTGGAGATGGGTATGACACAAGAAGAGATTGATAGTTATAAACCAGATGTTAATTTTAAAGAAGAATCAGATTCCGAAGGTATAGAACCGATTATTCCAGAAACAAAAGATGTGGGTGGATTAGATGTAAAAGAATCCCAACCACAACCAGAACCCCAGCCAGTTGTGAAGAAACGGAAACCAAAGAAACCAATGACAGAAGAACACAAACGAAAGGTACAAGAAGGTTTGAAGAAAGCACGAGAAACTAGAAAACGGAATGCTGAATTGAGACGACAAAAAGGAATCAAAACCAAAACTGAATTGAAACGAGAAAAGAAACAATTACAAATGAAATTACTAGAACAAGAACATGCTGAACTACAAAAACAAAAGAAACTGTTGAAACCAGAACCCACACCAGAACCACAGTCTAGTTCGCCAAAACCCACACCAGAACCAGTAAAATCAAAACCCAAACCAATACCAATAGAAAAACCAGTACGAGATTATATCACTCGTGAAGATTTAGAACAAGCACAACTCAATACATTAGCTACATACGAGATGTTGAGAAAGAAACGAAAAGAAGAGAAAAGAAAACAACAAGCGATTAAGGAATATCAAGATAATTTGAAAGAAACCATAAATAATATCAACAACCAACCACAAATGGGATGGCTCAAAGGTGCTAAAAAATATGGGCGTTATTTGTAAATTTAAAATAATGTATTACTATATATATAATGGA